CTACGGAATGACTGTCCAAATCTTCCTGTGTTCTCTGTGAAATATCTCTGCACTGTATTACGCACATTCTCCTGAATGGTATTCAAGGAGAGAGTCGTTAGTGCAGGATTAAATCTAAAGAAGACCTCTGTTTCGATCCATGTCTTGACAGGATCGGTAAACTTAACATCGAAAGTAGCTACGGCAAGTTGCGCTGCAAGATCGACAATAGAAGTTTTGGTAACTTCCTTTCTATTCTCTGATACATCATCGTTGAATTCGATTGAAGTGAAGACCACACCGAATTCGGGTTTGAGATTGTCTTCTCCACCCCAACTAGAAATGTCCTTAATAAGCGAAGCGAAGTTACGCAGGATAAGCGCATTATAGTCCGCAAACGTTACCATCCTATTCTGAGATGCATACTGATACGGTGCGTTCTTTCGCATAGACTCAATGGTTTCTTTTTCTCCACCACCCACAGACTTGGAGTAGGTAGATACCACCGGAGTTCTACTGACAGTCTGAGTTACCTTGATTGTAGTTGCGGGTTCAAACGTCAATGCACCATCTGCAGCATCACCATTAACTGCAAGATATTCTACAACAATCTTACCACCAGGCGGAGGAGTTTGTCCTAGAGTAGTTCCGTTACCGAAACTCAATTCAAAGTATCCGTTAGGCATCTCTTTGAGGATATACAGAGTTGACTGTTCACTAATTGTTGTAGCCTTAGCGATATTCGTATAGGTGACAAATTTGGTTGTACTTGTATTCTCGTAGACCTTGACGATTGCTGTGTCGATGTCTATGTTGACATCGGGAATGATGTACACCGCATTCTCATCATTGTCTCCAGCAATAAAGGTCTTGACTCTCTTTCGACCTTCGAAAATAGAAATCTTGTCGTTGCCGTCCAGAGTCTTGAACTGATAATACCCCGCACCATCATCTGTTGCAATCAGAGTTTCGTTGGTCTGAAACGTATAAGTTCTAGTATCTACTTTGGTCGTAAAAACGTATCCTGTTGCGAGGGTGATTGTACTCTCACGACCTGTTACGTTAGATAGATTCATTGCAAGTTTGATGATGGCTTCGGATGCAGTCTTCGACTTGGGGATGTATCCAATCGCTTCTGATAGTTGCACCAAAGAACTACGCAATTGTGCGGTAGACAAGAACGACTCGTTCAGTGCGAAGTTCGCAGTCAGACCATTCAAGTGAGTGTTGTATGCCAACACGTCCAACAGGTTAGACAAACCGGCTGCTTCGAAGTTATAATCTTTGAACTCTTCCTTCTCTTGAAAGAACGACTTCAAGTTGTTCTTGATAGCTGCGAAGTCCAGAGCGGACGATTTAATAGTTGTCGCCATTACCTTAACCTATTTAATTGAGTGGTGAGTTCTACGGTCTCGCCGGAATTTATTACTTTAAAGATGATGTCTATTTGCAGAGTATTTTGATCCGGAAGAATACTTGGTTTCACACTGAGGGTCTTATAATCAACTCTTGGTTCATAGACTTTAATGGCTTCCTTCACGTTGTTGATGATACCAGTGTCATCATAAAGAGTATCCAACTCAAACAAATAACTATACAATCCCGCCCCGTAACTAGGTTGAAACGGTTTTTCAAAAGGGCCAGTTGTGAGAAGATTACGGACAGCCTGCTTCACTGCGGCCGCCTCAGTTTTCTTATAGATGTCTCCCGTAGTAGGTTTGGGAGCAAAAGATAAGTCGATATCTAGATTCTTTCGGTTCCGTGTAGTAGCGAACGTAACGGTATCTAAATTCTTATCTTCTCTTGACAGTGCACGTTTGATTGCCATCGTATTACTCTTGTGTTATACTAGTTCTATTTATACTATTTTGGCAACACTTCGACCAATTCATTTTTAGAAAATAAGACCCCATTGTACTGAGTCTCAATGTCTTGTTTGAATGTCAAGTCATAGGTTGATGGTACAGTAGGAAACTCTACTAGAATGGTGGATGTCAAGGAACCATCGGGATTGTAGGTGTCGTAGTCCAAGACCAGACGTTTGAACCTCGCATTATCCTTAATGTAAACTGCCACATCAAATGTTCTTTCTAGATCAAGTCTACCGAATCCGTTGATTACCTGATACCCGACCATCCTACCATCTGACTTGAGTAGATTATCTCCAGCGATTGTCTCCGTTGGCCCTGCTTCATATAGTCCTTCAGATACCTTTAACTTGACATCACGGAAGAAATCTGTATCACCATTGACCATGTTGAGAATGTCCGCATGGAGTAATAGGTTACGTGCTATCTGTGCACGTTGTGTGGCACTACCGATATGTCCAAGAGTTGCCGCACCATAACCCAAGAAGGTGGAAATAGAAACACCCTTCGCAAGTTTGATCTGCGAAGTAATTGTATTAGGATCGTGTTGATCCGGATTATAAACGGGGTCTGCTAAGTATATCATTGATCAGAATCCAATGGAGAAGACGACAATACCTGTTCAACTTCTTCTTCAAGTTTAGTTACCGTGAACTGTTTACCAGCACCTTTATTGGTGTTACCCAAAGGTGTGACGCCAAATTGAGTTGTTCTACCCTTACCGGCAGTCCTTCCAATAGCAGGCGGAATGACATCACCGAAACCCGCACTAATGACACCATCTATCGCAAGAGCAGAAGATATCGCATCTTTATTTGTTCCATCTCGCATTGCACTTCTGGCCTCCTGTGTACTAGGTTCGCCATCGTCAAAGACACCACCATAAGACTCCGACTTAAGAATCTTAGACTTGAGTATACCACCAGCGTCAATGGTAACGGTACGGATAGCATACGCACCACCCGCAAGGTGGAGTCCGACTAGAGGTGCAAGGGGCGGCGGCCCAGACGGCGGAACTGGAATAGGTGGCGGTACAACAGGTGGGCCCCAACCAGGCGCACCCAATGATCCTGCACTTCCCGCACGTAATGACTCTCCTGCATACTGTGACGCCACGGAGAACAGGGAAGTACCGATAAGCGATCCATAGAAACATGCACCGGATGCGGGTTGCGGGCCAAGTGGCCCTGAGTAGGATTTACCTACAAAGTCTACGAACTGACCACCAAATGTTCCTTTGATACCAAGCGCAGATACCGTTGTACCTGAGATGTTACATGCCTTAGATACCATGACCGCTTCGTCTTTACCAGACAGAAGGAGTGTCGCATCGGACACCACATCTAATGGCCCCTCTGCGGAAATTTCATGTTTACCTTTTGTGATGGTCTTACGCAGATCACCCAGAACCGCATCGGTTGCGATACCCATCGTGGCGATCTTGGAATTCTTTTTAGTCGTGTACTCTGAGTTACCGGATGTGGTGTGTCTATGATCCTTGGCAACCTTTTCAGTCTTATTACCCTTGATCTTGATGTTCTGGTTACCACCCACGTCTAGGTTGAAGTTACCTCCAACCCACATGTCAAGGTTACCCTCATACGCAATCTGAGTATTACCTTCGACTACGATCTTGCAGTCCGCACCAACGGTCTCATACCTATCCTTGACTGCACTGATCCATATCGAACCGTCCTTACGCATCTCAATACCAGAACCAGTACGATGTCGAATCAGGACACGTTCGTTGCCTTCGGTATCATCAATCTCAATGACGTGACCGGAGTATGTCTCAGTGACTTTGTTGTAGGGATATTTGGATCGTCCGGTATTACTCTCAAACTCACCATCTTCGGTTACTGTTCCCAACCCCATATCGATGTTGGGAAAGGTAGCAGACATGGACAGATCATTCGGTTTCTCTTTCTGACCTACACCACCCGCACCACGAGCAGCACGGTTGACAGAACTCTCTCCCCAGTATCCTTCACGTGGGAATTCTCCAGTCGGGTCTTGGAAACCATATAGATTGGTTCCCTCCTTTTCTTGGATAGTACCCTGTTCTGCTTCTGTTTTCTTACTCATCGTATTTTACCAAATTTCCTTTTAACGTATTGTTCGACGTTAAAGTATGGTTCATTAGTTGTATCTACTAACTCACCATATCCATAAACCTTAGCGCCGGGATATCCCTTGAAAAACGTGTCAAGGAAAGTGTCCAAAGTTGTATACTGAGAACGAGTGAATGAAGAACCTGATCGATATGCATTGGCGGCTTGTGTACCACTAGGGACATTCAAACCACCCACCATTGCAATGTTGATTGAGTTGTTCCTGTACGCTTTGGGATCGATCTTTGACACTAAGGTAGTAGGAATGCCTCTCTGCATCGTACCGTCTCTTCGAATGATATAGTGATATTGTATCGTATCAAATCCCCGTGCCCTTGCGTCTTCGTGCAACATCTCCGCAGTCAAGAACTGATCCTTAAAAGATTCCGTTGAGTGGATGATAAGACTGTCAATTCTTCTTTTGAACAACCTGATATCAGCCTGAAGTTCTTCCTTTGTATCACATGTTTGGAAAACAACAGGTTTCTTTTCAACAGTGATACTATTGGCCTGAGTGACCGCATTGATCTCTCCGGTTTCAAATTTCTGAAAGATATCGAAGTCGTTGGGGTATGCGAGGACATCAAAAGACTCTCTCCAAACAGCCCTTTCTTGATCCCCCACCTTGATCTGGTCTGTAATACTGGTGTCAATTTCCTTCAGACCAATCTCAACGACACCCATAACTTTTTCAAAGTTCGATATTAATTTAGGATCAATACCCTTCGCTTTAGCTTCCGCAGATGTCTTCTGAATCAATTCACGTGTATTAGAAAACTTTTTTTGTTTGGCGAGTATCGTTTTAATAGAGTCATCTATTGCAACGTTTCTACCACCAACAGTCTGACACGCCTTAGCGAGATCAACGGGAGCACCACTTTGTGTTTGTTGAAGAACAGTAGAAATGTTTTTCTTGGATATTCCCCCGACACCTGATCCCTTAACCCCAGTTCCGGCAAGAACAGCAGCACCCGTAAGTCCGGTAACCTTGTTCGATCCACTGTTAGTAGCTCTTTCAGAAAGGTCTTGTAACTTACCACCTCCAGTTTGAACATCACCAACAAAACTCTTAGCCTTATTGGTGACATCTCTTACGGTATTCACAGCACCAGTAACTTCACCGACAGTAGAGTTGATTTGGTTTCTGACACTATTCACTTCATTCTTAACCTCGTTGACAGTCGAGGTAACGTCATTATAAGTCTGTCCAAGTTTCGTGAGAGTACCACCCTCGTCTTGCAACAAGTTATTTGTGAATTCAGATACCGGATTGATATTCTTAATTGCGGATACCTGATTTGCAACTTCATTGATCGCACCGGAGATGTCATTAACTGCACCACTCAACTCTTTGAGTGATGCTGCGGAACTCAGACCTTCAAGACTTCCTGCTGCATTATCCAGACTTCCCAAGAGACCGTCCGCTTTTCCAGCCATGGTTTCTCCCGTCTTGGAGAGTGCGTCCATACCACTACCCGAAAGGTTGGCGGCATTCATTCCATCAAGGATTGCACCCAGTCCAGTAAGAAGTGTAATGATAGATGCGATCTTTCCGGCAAGATCACCACCAATCGCCTCTACACTAGAGGTCAGACCATCTAGAAGACTCGCAGAATCTCCACTTTCAAGACCATCAATCAAGTTGCCGAGACTTCCCTCCGCACCGTCACTATCGAACAATGCACCAAGACTAGGCGTACTCAAGTTCAGTTCAACTGAAGTCCGATCCATGACATCGACCAGACCACTAACATCTTCGGTCAGTTCGACAAGTGCTTCACCCTTCTGTTCAAACGTACCCGCAGTAGAAATCTTGGTCTCTAGGTTCTTGAACCCAGCAACTGTCTTGTTCGCCTCTTGTCCCAAGATGGTCGCATTCTTAACCAACTCTGACTGTTTGGCCTCTTCGATTTGTTTGCTAAGTGAAGTATTCTGTTTGTCAACATTTAACTTAACATCAATGGATCGTTGAATATCGCTTCTAACTGACATTATCCACCACCATACTTGTCGTTAAGTTCATACACTTTATTTTTAACCGCATTCGTGTCTGAGGCTCCCAGTGCCTTTACCTTACTTGTCAATGTGTTGCCGAGATTTGCTTTGACATCTGCTCGTGTGCTATTTAGTTCATGTCTTAGAAACTGTACCTGTGTATCAAAGTTCTGATAGTCGGGTGAGAAGTTTTTCAACTGATCCAATCTCTCACCAGTAAAATTGTCGAGACCAAAGGAACCGTCCGGATGTTCTCCAGTCACCATGTTAGATGCAATGTCAAGTTTTGCAGTTATGGCCATAGCAGTATCCGGATCAAACCCTTCATCCAAAAAAGCTTTGAGAGTCTCTTCGATTCTTTTCGACTGTGTTTTTGAAGTGATATTTCCGGTGTCTTCGTTAGAGACTGCATCAAGGTTTATTGAAAACCCACTACTGACAGTATCGTCTGGTTGAATAGGATCAAATCCCAATTGAATAGGAGTCGGTGTAGTTATATGAGGAAGAGACCCCAGAACAATAGGAACCTGTGAGTACTTACCGTCCATGAAGAAACCGAACACTAAAGTCCCCGCTTCAATTCTTGGTGTTGAACCAAGACCGGATGTACCACCTTCGGTTGTTGGAATCAATACCTGTGCCCAAGGTAGTGCGGACTCAGGAACGTCCTTAAGACTAGGACTGTGCACTCCGTGTATACGCACACGCACGTAACCTTCAAGACCCTCACCTTCCGGCGGTCTTGCATCAATAACAAGTCCCGTGAAGAACCGTGGGTTGTCACCATAAAATTCTGAGGGTATGGCCTTAGGTAAATCCATTATTCTCCACCCTCATTAAACTTGGTGATAGTCATAGTACATCTATGTGTCCCAAAAGCCACCTCTCTGACAAAGGAGTGTTTTACATTAGTGATTAGAAAGACTCCACTAAACAGTTGTGCAAATCCTGTTCTGGTCTCATCTCCATCTTCAGGAACCATACAGTTTATTCTGTCACCGACACCATAGGGTACAACGTCTCTTCCACTTACCGTAATTTCAAAACAGTTCTTCATCATCATATCAAGACATGCAAGGGTCTTAACCTTGTTAATGTGTGAGTCTGCATTAGCTTCCCAGTGAATACTCTTATAGTTTGCGCCGGGTCTATATGTCTTTCTATTGAGTGTCTGATAAATGAACCTAGAATCTGCCGAATGTGCAGGGCCGACACCCTGCATATTGAACATGGGGTCATAGATATTTTGAATCCCGTCTTTTGGTATCGCACCCATCGGATCAGTGATCTGATAATGTTTTGGAACCCACCCTTCTATGATTCCCTTATCTAGTTCGACCATACCATAAGAACCACCACACGTACCCGACATAATCTGTTCGAAAGTCTTTGACAGGTTACTTACGTTGATATCTCCAATCTGTTTGTGTCTTTCCCCAAACTCATCTAATTCATCTGCCTGAACCTGTGATGCACTGTAAAGGAAAGCATTACCCACACCCTCACCATTAAAAGGAGGTTGTTCTTGCAATTTATCTAGTGTTGATAAACGCAAATTATCATCATACGCACTTGCGTACAGAAGAAAAGGCATTCCACTTCCGGTACTTGCACGATCCCTCAACCACTCACACGCTTCTAGTGGATGCATGTAGGGCACTACAGCTTTCCAGTTAGTCTGTACAGAAGAGGTGATCTTTTTCTTGACGTTCTTCCCTAACTTATCCTGACATATCGAAGATATCTCATCCTCTAATTTGGTTCCGTCTCCAATCGCCTCACTGAATTTTGTTGCCTTGCTGGCGGATGCATGTTCATCGATAAGACCAAGAACCCATATGGTACTCTTAGAATCACCGTCCCCTGTTTTTTCTACTTGTTCTGCAGTGTGTACATGCCATTTCTTTGTGATTGTAGCTCCCGCAACATCGGGTGTACCCGCTGTATTACAGACAACTGTAATGATGAGACGTTCTGTTCCCTTGAACTTGTACTTCTCTAACCATCCAGTTTGATCACCAATCATAACGCTCCCAGTACAATAGGGAGTTGCGATATCTTCATAAACATCGTACTGCAGGACGACATCTTTTATGTCAACAGCAGAACCCGAAGTCGGTATTAACATAACCGACTCCCATTTGAAGTCAATCGCATTAAACGAACTCATATCAAATTTCTCTCAACTTAGCGTAGACTTTATTGGCAACGGAGGCGATCACGTCTCTTTTCAAAACCTTGATCGATTTTAAGTCATCATTCTTCTTCTGGTAATGTTCCAAAACGGTCACGGGTAAGGCTCCTGCAGGAACCTGTTGGGTGTAAGGGTCAATGTCAACCCACTCACTAGTGACACGCAACTCAGCGTTTGGATAACCTTCAACTGCATCGACTGCTTCTTTCCTGTTATAGGACACCAGAATGTCCGTTAATGTGTCCAAATTAAAAGCAGTGTAGGTGGTTACTTCATAGTGATGAACCGCATCGTATTGGTGAGACTCTTTGAACAACTCACACGGAATGGTGAGACCTGTTTCTTGGTCAACATATGTGATCGATTCTGTATCACCAAAGTTGTTGTCCTTTGGGTTACCCACGAAAACCGAAGCGACAACTGTCACTTCAGTTCCTTCGATGAAAGGTATGTTTTGAAAAGAAGCGGTCTTCTTTAGTCTGTCAAGTTTTCTCTCAATGGTGTCATTCATCAACACACCATCACGATAGAAAGTCCAGAGACTTACACTGTGGAAAGTCTCACGGAAATCATCATCAACCTCAATCTCACCAAACCCAGTTTCCGAAACTGAAACCGTGTAGGTCTTCTGTTCGTCCAGAACCGTATTGGTCGTGTCGATAATCATCTGTCCAAGTTCAGGGATTCGTCTAACGATGGTTCCAATTGTACCGGATACTGAACCCGTTACAACCTGTCCCACAGAGAATCCATACGGTTGAGACGTAAAATCTTGTCTCGTTGTCACTGTCCTGTGCGGATATCTAACCTTCACCAAATCGTAAATTTGTTCTTGAGGAACAGGCCAACCAGACTCCCTCAACTTATCATTCATAAGAAAGAATGTCCAATAATAGTTGGGGTTTCCATAAAGTTTCATGGACACGGTATCGGGTCTATCCCCAGATAAAATCTGATAGTTCTCATAGAAGGACATGTCCTCTCTCACCTGATCAAGGATGTCCACATAAGAGTTCAGTTGTTGAAACAGAACCGACTCAGTTTCATTACCGAACTTATAAAGAACCGGAAGAATGTTTTGCATATACCTCATTCATCACCCCCTGTTTGTGTCACGGGTGGGTTTGAAGCGCCGGGAACGGGCCCAGCGCCCGGAACAGGATCAGAAGCGGGGATTGGTTGATTTGGAATAACACCGGAGTTACCTCCTCTTCCTCCTCCTACCCCTCCACTACTAGGCGGTTCGACGTATTCTTCTTGATCTCTGTCAAGAGTTGCTGCCTCAATGAAGTTGACCGAAATCTGTGTTTCAACAGGATTACCGTCTTCATGATATGCGGCTGCGTTGGGGTTGGTGGTGACAGATAATCCTCTCAGATAACATGGTTGAATCTTAAGGGGTTCCCAACCACCCAGAACGGTTCCCACCTTGATTTGAAACTTGTTAGGATATTGATAACCGACTCTCACACCGTCACTTGACAGAATGGGTTTGGGGTATAGGTAATATCTGAAGTACTTCGCAATCTGTGTAACAATCGCTGCCTCCCCCGCATTACTTGGAATCAGGGAGAACGTGAAAGCGAACTCTCTCATGTTTACTCTCTTGAATAGAGTCCTTTGGTTAGGTGCAATGGTGACACCCGCAACTGCGTTAGCGGCTGCACCAACTCCCGCCGGAAGTGCTGCTCTTTTGAGTTTGGCGAGTTCGACACTGGCGAGTCGTGCGGCAGGATTTGCATTTCCAGATGCGACTGATCCCAGTGCGTCAGACGCTGTTTGAAATGCATCTCCAGCGATACTTGGGCCGTCAAAGACTCCAGTACCAAAACCCTGTGATTGAAACGCCCTTTCCGCAACACTACCAGCAAGTCCTAAGTCAAAACCATCGAAACCTAGACCTTCAGTCGATTGGAAACCAGGCGGAAGGAACAACACAACGTTACCATCCGGATCGGCAAATTCAGTCCTTCCTCTTTTGAATGGTTGTCTGTCTCCACCCATACCAAAGAAATCGTTCAAAATTCCTTCAACTGCGTCACCGGCAGAACCAAGAAAGTCATTTACTTTGTTGATCTGTTCTTTCGCCTTGTCATATCCGGCACGAACATCCGCTAAACTGAGTTCACCGTCATCATTAAAGTCAAAGAATTTTTCTAGTGCATTTCGATCATCTTTCTGTTCTTCTTTATCCACAATATTTTCTGTACTTTCTGTCACAGGCGGCATATCTGCCTGACCACTAAAGTCAGTACCTTCGTCTTGTGAGACTGTGAAACTGACATAAGCCAAACGATCTTGGGGGTCAGTTGGGAATATCATTGCCATGGATAGTATCCTACTAAATAGTTTGAAAACTTATGTGTTTATTTATATGGCTTATTCAGGAAAGTATACGGTAAAGAACAAAAACAAGTATATGGGAGACCCTTCTCAGGTAGTCTACCGTTCACTATGGGAGAAACACGCATTTAAATGGTGTGACAGTAACCCAAGGGTGCAACGATGGGGTAGCGAAGAGGTTGTCATACCCTATCTATATGAGGTAGACAAGAAATACCATAGATACTTCATGGATTTGGTCATCGAATACACAAACGGTCAGACCCTACTTGTGGAGATCAAACCGGACAAAGAGACCCGTCCTCCTACGGGTGCACGTCGAACCAAGAGGTTCATCAACGAGGCAATGACCTTTGTGAAGAACCAGAACAAATGGGAAGCCGCAAGTGAGTATGCAGCAGATCGTGGGTGGCACTTCCAAATCTGGACAGAGAAAGAACTGACCAAAAAGGGAATATTACCCAAAGCGATCAAACCCCTGAAACCATACAGTCGAAAAAAGAAATGAAACCAAGAGTATTCATCATAGGATATAATCGATGCGGAACCACTTCTCTCCACCACTTGTTTTTAAAAGATGGATATAAGTCTTGGCACTGCATCAGACCGGAAGGTGGTCATATCGGTAGATATTTGCATACCAACATGGAGAATGATAGACCCATACT